TTTGCCGATGTGGCGGAATTGGCAGACGCGCACGACTCAAAATCGTGTTCCTTCGGGAGTGTCGGTTCGACCCCGACCATCGGTACTTTAGCTTTACTTGAATCTTATAATGACAAGGCTTCAACGAATACGTTGAAGTCTTTTTTGTGTTTTTCTTAACACGACAAAAATAAACCAAAATCGTGTGCACCGAATCGTGTGTATAGGAGGTTTTTATGAGTAGACGTGGAGAGTTAAATGAAAAAGAGTTAAACATTATTAAAAAGAAAGTAAACGATGAAGAAGCATTTGAAAAGTTCTTTAGAGACTGTTATCTAAGAAATTTAAGACCTGCTACTGTTGAGTATTATAAAAACGAATTTCAAGCATTTAGAAGGCGTATAGATAAACAATTGGTTGAATGCCAGCAGCAAGATATTGAGAACTTTATTCTAATGAGTAAACAATCTATAAAAATCACGAGCATAAATACTCGATTACGTGCACTGCGTTCATTTTATAATTATCTTTCTAAAAATAAGCTGATTGATAAGAATCCCATGCAAAACATTAAACTATTGAGAGATCGTCAAAAAACGATTGAGACTTTAGATAACAAAGAGATAGAGCTATTAGTAAAAATAATAAGAAAACAGAAAACATTTGTTTCCTTTAGGGATGAAGTAATGCTACTTGTTTTTCTTGATACAGGGATTAGGCTATCGGAATTGATAGGTATTGAAGTTGAAGACGTTAGGGGAAATAAAATCATAATAAGAAAAACTAAAAATTTATTTGAAAGAACAGTTTATCTTTCTGAAGTCACTCAAGAACAATTGAGAAGGTATATACAAATAAGAGGACATATAGAAGGGACAAATAAATTGTTTATTAGTCAAGACAATCTTGATTTACAGCCTCACAGCATTCAAAAAAGATTTACCAAGTACGGAAATACAGCAAATATAAATAAAAGGGTAAGTCCACATACATTTAGGCACACAATGGCAAAAAGAATGATAGTTGCAGGAGTCGATGCTTTCTCTTTAATGCATTTACTGGGTCATTCAGATATTACCATTACAAAGCGATACGTTAATATGTGGGGACAAGATTTAGAGGTAAAGCATAAACTTCATGGAGCACTAAAAGGTTTGACACTATAATTTTACGAATATTCAGATAAATAATATAATTAAATAAGAGATGGTAATTAAGCTTGGCGGCTCTACCATCTCTCACTAAAAAGCAGAAGATTAAACTTCTATGTTCATATGATAGCAAGTCTTTTTCTTCTGTGTCAACAAGGAGATAGAGAGTATGAAATTAATGTCAGTTTTAAGTGGTAAAGGATTTGTTATGTATAACAAACAATTAGCTAAATCAGTATCAGTAAATGCAGCAATTATCTTTGGTCAACTTTGTGCAAGTTATGAAAGCTTTAATGGAAAAGGAATGATTACAGTAAAAGACAACAAAGAATATTTTTTTCTAACAAGTGATACATTACAAGAAGAGACTGCTTTGACTTATAAGCAACAGTTAAAGGCTGTTAAGGATTTAGAACAAGCAGGCTACATAGAAACTAAAATAATGGGTGTTCCCTCGAAGAAATACTTTTATATTACGGATAAAATCGTTCAAGAGTTATTTGATGAAGTAAACTCCAGCTCTGACAAAAGGGAAGACCTAGAAATTACAACAAAACCAGAAGCAGTAGTAAAAAAGGTAACTCCTAGCTATGACGAAAGGGAAAACCTAGGAATACCAAAAGGACACAGCAAGCCTGTACAAAAAGGCTCAAGTATTAAAAAGAAAAATAAAAAANAAAAAGATAAAAATAATAATATAAATTACAATTGTAATTTCAAGAAACCTTTAGAACCAGCAGAATTTAGAGAACTATTAAGCAATGCCTGTAATGAATTTTATTCTGAATTCACAATTGGTAGGTGGTCTAAAAAACAATGGAATATCCTTATAGGAAAGTTTGTTAATGATACTATTGAAAATGGACAATACCTTAAAGTACCGCAAGAAAATATAAGAGGGTTTGCTTTCAAATGTATTGAAAGAATGTGTAATAACTCAGATTATAAACATTCAGAAGAGTTTGCTGACTATCAAGAAGTTATGAAAGATCTATCTCACACCAAAATAAATTCTTATACAAGTGATAAGTTCTATAACTGGTTAGAGGATGACAATGATAATTTAATTTATTAAATTAATATAGAATAGCTCTTAGAGGCTCTAGATCAGCCTGCAATGATTTTTTATTTAGGTTTAATAGGTAATTAAAAGAATACAGCGAAAATCTCTAAAAATAAGATTTATATAATAAAATTACCTAAAGTGTTCTTATAAACAAGGAGGTTAACAATGTGGAAGAGATAATAAAAAAAGGGCTACAAAAATCAGAAGTAGAATTGAAAAAACAGATTAATGAAGTTCGTCTAGAAATGAAAGAGAATTTTAATTCAGTTAATAAGCGTCTTGATGAGATTATTACTCGCTCTGATAGGATTAATCATAATAGAACGGAAATGCGTGAGCTCCTTACAAAAATCGAGAAGAATACATCTAGTTATAGAGCGAAGTGAATATACAAAGCTGACTATAATATTCAAAAATAGTTTACATAATCGGGCAAAATAAAATTGTTCGGTTTATTTTTTGTTTCATTTGCTCACAGTTTTGTCACATATTTTACTTTACAAGAACGTGCGTTCCGATATAACAGTAGTAGAAAATAAAACTACTGGAGGTCATACAATTGACAGAACAAATTAAAGAGTTGAAAGAAAAGCTAAGCAATCTAATAAACTGGGCACGTACTCTTGATAAGACTTGTGAATCTGAAGAAGATTACAAGGAATTAGAAAGAACTGATAAAGAAATTGATGAAACTAGGGCTAAATTATTTCAGTTAACTGGAGATTATAAATATGCCACTATTGAAGAGGTAGTAAAAAAGTATCGCAGAGGATATTGGGATTTTCGTGAGTATGGAGCAATTTCACTTTCTGGGCTTTACAAACGCAAGCGAGCTAAAATCGAAATTGTTAAACAGCTTCACAAACGAAATGGCGTAATGAATTATGTTGTAACTATGGATAATATTCATCATTTTTATGTTGAAAAAGAAGAGATCGAAGCTTATATATTAAAAAATAAAATGAAGCCACTTAAACGAAGAAAGCGACAATTTGATATGCTTATGAATGAAATGTGGGATTATGCGCTTTATTTTAAAAATAGAAATCGAACTGAAGAAGTTCATGATTTAGTTCGTCAAGTCTTTGGTCCCAATAAAAAAGCTATGGACGCTAATTTAAATGAAATTAGAAAAGTGATAAAACTAACAAAAATGTTAAGGAATCAACTGTAATGGTTGATTCTTTTTTATTATAAAATTTTAATTTTATAATTTTGCTTTACACTTTTGATTTTGAAGATATAATGCCTCTGAAATGAAAACAAACTAATTAATCGGAGGTTGTTACTATGGAACCCATCAAAAAAAGTTTTTATGAAAAGGGGAAAGAATTTGAAATGGATATTTGGAAAGAAACACTCGAGGCTAGAGAGTGCTTTGAAAAATATAAAGGTACATCCAACGATCAAGCTTATTGGTTTTTCACAGACGATAGTACAAGTAGCTGTAGAGGTAGATACCTTTACGTGAAAAAAATATATCAAACATTGCCAAAAAAAGATGGGAAATTGTTTCTTAAGTACGCTGTCAAATTAATTAAAAAAAATGTGGAGCTATACGGGTATTGTTTTGAGAGCTATGACAGATTTAGCTTTAGAGCACCTCATAAGGTTAGGTTTTAATAAATAGTTATATAACATACAATTACTCCAGTGATTCCTTATAAATTTATCGTTGGAGTAATAGTACATGTTTTTAAATGTTTTTCTATTTTCAGAAAAGACAGGTAGTATGTCATTCTTTGTCGTATTAGTAGGCAAGGAGGTGAAAAAATGATTGAAAAGATACTGTTACTTGCTTCTACTATTTTATTAACAATGTCAGCATTTGGCGATATAAAGTTTTCTGGAATTGTAGTAGTAGGAGAAAGGTTACATGGACTAAAAGATTTTCTTGAGGAGAAATTCACTTTAAGAATAGGTCTACTCTATGCTATTTTAGCGTTTTTTCTAGAGCTAACCAATTATGATATTTCTAAAAAAGATATTGGAGTAGAAGTAGGCTGGTATGTAGTTATTATAGTTATTGCTGCAATTATTCTAATCATAATGACTTTATGGATTGTCAAAAAAATTGCAAATTATTACTACGAAAAGGCTCCAGTGATGACCATGGACGAAGCAGGGAAATTAACTAATTTAATAATACGTAAAGATTAATTTAAAACATCCTTTTTAGGGTGTTTTTTTCGGAATTCTAATGTTGTTTTATTATGAAACACATGTTATTCCATAATAGTACTCATCACATGTTTCATAATAATACTCTATCTATACTTATTTACTATACTTATAAATAAAATACTTATTATACGAAGAAAAAATCAAGATTTTTCCTTCGGTGCAAATTTTAATAAAATAATTTTCCGATGTTGTTTACAAATGAAACAAGGCAGATATAAATATAGCGTAATCAAATTATATAAACAACGGAGGAAATTAAAATGTACAACATGGAAAATAAATTCTTTAAAGTCTACAAGGAAATATATCAACACGAAAAATTTAGAGAACTAACTGGAGACCATATTATTTATTACTCTTGGCTTCTAGATTTAAATGAGCTGTCGAAAAAGCATGCTAAAGATTTTACAGATAGCGATGGACGATTATTCGTTATCTTTACAGAAGAAGATGCTTATAAGTATTGCAATATAAAGAAGGGTAAACTTTATAGAATTAAATCGAAGTTAAAGGAAGTTGGGTTAATTGATTATAAAGCACAAAAAGTAAAAAAAGCTGGAATCTCAACTCCTATTTACGTCACTCCTTATGATATATGGAAGCAGAAAAAACAAATTGATTTTGCATCTTAATAACATATATAAAGTAAATCCACTCAAGTAAATGACAAAAAAAATTCCTAAAGAATGTTCAAACGCTGTCTAGAATCATTTAGTTGTATATATAAATTATAGAGCAATAAAAGTATTAAAAAGTTGTTATTTTACGTACAGAAACTTAGTTTTGAGTATATTAATAATAGAGAAGTAAGTTAGAAACCATTCTATTTTTTATCTTCTATTTTGCTCAAGTAAGCAATAGAAGGCTAAAAAGAATTTTTTGAACATGCGATTCCTCCGCATTTTTGATTTTTTATCTTTCTACTTCCTTGATGTGTTCATTTAAGTTTCAAATGAGAGCCAGCCTTTCCATCTGGTTCTCCTCTTCTTATAACTAATTGGCGTCTTAGACGCTTGTCATAATTCATTCTTTCTTTGTTTTTTTCTTTTTCTAGTTCTTATTGCTCCAGCCCGAGCACCGCATCCTAAGAGGCGTACTTTTGTACGTCTTTTTTCAATTTAACCATTTAATAAGCATCAAATATAAAACTCATTTGGTATTTATTAAATGGTTAAACCTTAGGTAGGATCTTAGTCAAATCCTACTTGTTGTTTACATGTTAAGTAATGTACCGAGTCCAGTGTAGATTTGATGAATTACATCATTTTGATTGTATTTCACGAGGCATCTCATTTATTGAGATGTCTTTTTTTTATTTCGCCTACTTTTTGTTTGGTTAAACAAATTTCAATAATAAAATCTCAACGTTAGAAAGGATAGATTAAATGAAAAATCCATTTAAATGGTCAGGTTCAAAGGTAAAGACTCAAAGTTCTGATGACTATGTTGGTTCAGCAACATTCTTCTACAGTAGACCTGCAGCACCAGTAGATGAAAATCAAGCTCTTTCAATTCCTGCTATTAAGGCAGCAGTAGAACTTATTAGCAATTCAATCTCTCAGCTTCCTATTCACCTTTATGTTGAAAATGAAGCAGATCAATCGGTTGAAAAAATTAAGAACGATCCACGAGTAAGCAGGCTTAACTCTGTAGCTAATAACTATGATGTTGGACAGGTTATTAAGAAGCAAATTGTACAGGATTACTTGTTACGAGGAAAAGCATACGTTTACAAAAAAGAAGACGGTTCCCTTTACACTTTACCTGCTAAAAACGTTGTCGAACAGGGAATTACGAAAGACTATATTTCTTTTATCAAAAAATCGTATCAGTATAACGGGTTGGAAACCCTCTGGTTAGATGATACAGAAGTATTTGAAATTAATTCGGGTACGAATGGTTTGCTATATGATAACGCTCAATTGATTCAAATCGCTCTCAAGCAATTAGATTACACTAATTCATTACTAGGTAACTCCGCCATTCCTACAGGTATTCTTAAAGCGACTTCACGATTAACTGAAAAGGCAATTAACAACTTACGTACAAGTTGGGAAAAGCTTTATAGTGGCACTGAAAACACCGGAAAGACAATCATTTTAGAAGAAGGTATGGATTACCATCCATTAAGTTTATCTCCCGATAAATTACAGATGGTAGAAAGTCAGAAAGCTATTGTTTCAGAGGTTGCTAGAATCTTTTCAATTCCTGAGTCGATGATCAACTCTCATGCAAACAAATATGCTTCTCTTGAACAAAATAACCTTACTTTCTTACAGTCTTGTATTGGTCCAATTATTATTTCAATTGAAGGATACTTGAATAAAAATCTTTTAACTGATACCGAAAAAGCTTTAGGTTATCACTTCCGATTTAAGACAGAAGAAATCCTTCGTACAACTGAAAAAGAGAAGATAGAAACAATCTTGGCGGCTTTTAAAGGCGGCCTTTTATCTATTAATGAAGCTCGTCACAAATTCCACGAACCAAAAGTAAAAGACGATTACTATTCATTATCAATTGGAGATGTACTCAAATATGAATCTGGTGACCTAGTAAACCTTAACTTGGTAGGTCAGCAAACAAACAATAATCAGAAGGAGGACAATTCAACTAATGAAAATGGAAATAAGAACGACCAATCAAATCAATCTAACGTCTGATGGCAATAATCTATCAGTTGCTGGATATGTAAATAAGCCTGGCCAATTATCTGAAGTCTTAGGAGTTACAAAGAAGTTCCGAGAGAAGATTGCTCCAGGTGCTTTCAAACGTGCAATTGAAAACCGAAATAAAGACATTGATTTTCTTGGTGAACATGATGCAAAACAACTATTAGCAAGTACAAGAAATGATAGTTTAACTCTTCGTGAAGATCCAAATGGCTTATACATGGAAGCTAAAATCACTCCAACGAGTTTTGGACAAGACTTTTATACGTTAATTTCTAGTGGCTTGATTTCAAGTATGAGCTTTGGATTTAGAAGTATTAAAGATTCATGGGATTACGTTGAAGGAATGGCTATTCGTACTATTGAGGAACTCGAACTTTTGGAAGTAAGTGCTGTAAAGAATCCTGCTTATTCCCAAAGCACAATTGCAGCTCGTGGAATCGACTTAGTTCAAGAGGTGGAAGTCCCTCAACAATTGTCTGATAAATATTCAGGATATTACAAAAATATTAAGGAAGAAAGAGGAAATGACATGATTAAAATGACTACAGAAAAAGAATTACGTGAAGGTAAAGTAGAACAGCGAGGATATGATGAATTCGCACAAATTATCCGTGAAGGTAGAGAATTACGTGCGGTAAACATGACATCAGATGGTGCTCCATTAATTCCTGAAAATGTTGCTAATGAGATCGTACTGAAGATGGTTGAAATTTCTCCTGTATTTGCAAAGGCTCGTAAATTGCCAGCAGTTTCAGGTTCCCTAAAGGTTAACCGTGAAAATGATAGTGTTGTTGCTGGTTTCGTTGGTGAAGGAGCAGACATTTTAGAACAAGCAATTAGCTTCGTGCCAGTAGAATTAAAGCAAAAACGTGTTGGTGCAGCTATTACTTTATCTAACCAATTAATCAATGATGCTGGAATTGATATTGGTGCTTACGCAAAAGACTTACTTGCAAGACGTACAGTTAAAGCAGTAGAAAAGAGCATGTTAACTGGTGCTGGTGGCATTGAGTTTAACGGTGTCATTAATGATGCTGATATTAATCATATTGACGTTGTTGGAACAGCAGATAACGTAACAATTGATAACTTACTCGATATGTATCTTGGTGTTCACCCAGACTTCTTAACTGATGCTGGATTTATCATGCAACGTAATTTTTTCAATAAGGTTGCTAAGATGAAGGACCAAATGGGCCACTTCTACATGCAGAATGGTGTAGTTAACGGTAAGTTAACTTACACATTATTCGGTGCTCCAGTTGACGTAACTGATGCATTACCTGATGCAACTCCTTGTTTATTCGGTAACGTTGAAGAAGCAGTTTCAGTACTTATTAAGAAAGATCAAGGTTTACAAGAAATTGTTGATACTACTCAGGCCTTGAGAGGAAGTCGTCTTTATGTATTCGATGCTTACATGGATTCAGCAGTAGTAAATCCTCAAGCTATCGTTAAATTAAACATTAGTGCTTCTTAATTATAACTTAACTTGTGAAATATTTCACAAATATGAGAGTCGATAATTTCGGCTCTCTTTTTTATTTCTTGATAAACGAAAGGAAGTAACATAATGGCTAAACAGACAGGTATGAATGTAAAGTTATTTATTAAAGATGCTACTACTGGACAGGTATTAGCAGGTCAAAAAACAGCTTCTTTGAAGCGTAGCGCCGATAGCATTGATGCTACGTCAAAAGATACTGCGGGCTTCTGGAAAGAGAGCTTACAAGGATTTAAAGAGTGGTCAATTGATGCTGATGGTGCATTCGTTGAATCAGATACAGCATACGGCTTACTTGAAACGGCATTCTTGAATTCTCAGAATGTTGATGTTTATTTAGAGTTTCCTAGTGGTGCTAAATATGAAGGTAACTGTACGATTACAGACTTCAGTATGGAGGCTCCATTTGATGACCTAGTAACGTACAAGATTTCTCTTCAAGGAAACGGTGCATTGGCTGTTACAGCTGGTACGCCTAGCTAATTTGATGGGGGTCCTAAGGGATCTCCGTTTAAATTTCTTCAATACGTAGATGGCTAACAAATGCCCAATAAATTACAAGGAGTGATCAGTATGAAGAATTATATTAAACATGAACGGTCAGAATATATCGACGCACTCGAATCTATTAGGCATCTTTTCAGACCTAAAAAATATAGATTCATTTTAGCAGAATCTTTAGTTCTATATTTTGCTGCCCAAACAACATGCTTAACTGACATTTTAAAGAATACAAATAGACGTTTAAAAGAGTTCGGATATAAAGCTGTCTCTTTAGGCTTTATAAGGAACGTATTAAACAGATAATAATAGCTGTTATATCTAGTCATATATCAGCTATTATTATGAAGCTATATGCAGCATATGAGATACAGTAGCTACAGCTTATGATGAAGCAATGTAATGCTAATGAATATGTTATGTATTTAAAGAAGTAAGTAATGTAGTTACTAATCTAATGATTAAGTTAGATAGGTAGTAGTTGCATTCAGTAGATGATACAGAAGATATAGCAACAACATACGATGGATGTAGCATCATCATACAGCGGATGCATCAGCTACAGCATCAACGACTGTAAGACGTCGAAGCATAGATGGTTAGCTACAGAAGATGTAGTTGACGTAGTAGATGTAGCATCAACGATTGAAGCAATGAAGCAATGAAGCAATGAAGCAACATCAATTGCAATCGTTATGTTGATGGTTAGAAAGATGATTGATAGTAGATGTTAGGTAGCTAAAGATGATTGATGATCAAAAACAATTTCGAAGTAATTCATTTAACTTTTTAAAAATTTTTTAAAAAAATGGAGGAAAAAGTGAGTATCGCCTACTGTTTTTGAAAAAAACAGTCACTGTACTATAATTACGGGGGAAGATTCACTTACTACACACAACCCAATTCGCGATTTCGTGTAAAAAGCCCATTCAAAAGAATGGACTCGGTTTCGTCTATTTAATTATCTCTCTATTTATTATTATAAATAAAATGTAAACATTTTATTGTCATATGGCTGAAAAGCTTTTTAATAGCCGCGCTTTGGATTACATCCTCTACACAGATTTTACTCACTAAAAAACTTGGTTCGAATTCCGCCTTTTTCAAATGTATCTAAAAATTTAGTATTCGCCTCATGTTGTAGCTTTGCAAGCAGATTACTATCGGTTGTATCTAACTGAAAATCTAAGCTTGTCTCAAAGTCTATACGACAAAGACCTTCCCCAATTAGATAACATGCTGTGTGATGTGCCCCTTTAGATTGTGTTTGCATGGTGAAATTAACAATATTATCTTTCCAGGACAATAAACCACCATTAATGGCGTGTTTATTATCAACCTCGTATAAGCTTGTTCCAGTTCCTATTGATAGTACTTTTATTTGATCTAATGTATATCCAAGATGGATAGCCTCACTAATTCCAATCAGCACAGGGTTATTTGCCCATAAACCACCATCAATTTTACACTCACCATCATTAATTGCAGCCGCAGGTAAGAATACAGGGGC